AACGCAGCAGCAGCCGATTTTGAAACAGCTTCACGCTCGTTGATGTTTGTTTTCAACTCGTCTAGCTTGTCGATGTATTCCGCTGCATAGTAGTCAGCCATTGTGACTTCTACGTTGGTGTGTGCAAGCTCCATAGGAGTTACGTTACCGTTGCGAGATTTTGTAGATGCGGAACCAGTTCCGATCTTTTGGAATCGTGCAGTTGAACCAGTCACATTCGTTGAGCGAATAGTGTTCCGTAGCTTGGAACCCATACGCTGATACGCCATGTGAACTTCAGTTTCAAACTGCTTGATAAAGGCTTGGTCAATTGTATTAGCCATTTTAACAGTCCTTAGTTGAGTTTCAGGTTGCTACGGGTATCCGCTCCTTCATCTCAACTCGGGTATCCTGTTAAGGGCCGATCAATGCATTGCGGGCCGCAATAACTTATCGTTACCACCATTTATAGCTAAAAAGCAACGCTCAAAATAAACAAAGCTTTCGTTATCAATCATCTTAACAGGAGAAAAGCCAATAAACGCAGCCCATTGCAACATGCTATGACGCTCTGCGCGTACTATCATGCACAGGTGATCATGGCTTGAGTGGTAAAAGTCTAGCATTTTATCAGTCATGCGTGACATCAAGAATGTATTTTCACCTATGTTAGATGCCAAGAGCATAAACATTTGTGGCACATCATCATCGGAATAGTGCCACAATCCAGAAAGAAAGATGATTTCACCTGACGAGTTTCTACAGATGTAGCATTCAGCGTGGTCTAACATTTCCTTCATAGCTTCATCAACAGAATCAAAGCCATAGTTATAAAAGTCTTTGATGGTTTCTGAATGAAACTCAATCTCTTCTAGATGATAATGCTGTAAAGGGGTGACGTAAGCATCACCCCTTGTAAGTATCTTAGCCTCTGTAAAGCTTACTGAATCCATCTTGAACCTGTTTTACATATGCCATGTCTTTACGAGCAGGGTGCCAATAGCGTTCATCACGCATCATAGTTTCCAAGCTCTCTTGCGTAATCTGATCTACAGGTGAGGATTGAGCATTTACTGGAGTAGATTTCATTTGCTCCATAATAAACTCAAGAGCTTCTAAGCCACCCGCAGTTTCAGTAAGACGCTCAATGGATTCCATATGCTTTTCAGGAAAGAAGTTTTGCGCAAACAATGCAGCAGCTTCAATACGTGCATCGGCTGTATCGCCTAGCTTTTCGTATTCAGCTTCCATGTCTGGCATGTTTGCCTGAACCGCCTCAAAGACTTTCTCAAGCCCCAAACTAAATTCATCTTGGCTAAAGCCGTTTTCAAAAGAATGATCAGCCCACCACTTTAGCAAGTCATTATCAACCGCATCATCATCCAAAAACTCTGGCAGTTGATAGTCACCTGCGGTTTCTGGACGGTCAGCATAAGCTTCTTTGTTTAGCTCTTCGATAAAGCTAGCACGAAGCTCTTCTTCATTTCTACCAAGCTTTGACTCAAGTTCTTTGTAAGCTTTAGCTAAATCTTCGCCAGTCTTGTACTTTTCAGGTAGCCACTCTGGGCGTTCTGGTTCAGACTGTAGGTCTTCAGCAACTACAAAATCCCGCTCTTCTGCGGGTGGTAAGTCTGAAGCTGGTGCTTCTTGTGTTTCTACTTCTTCATTCATTTCAGCTTATGTCCTCTTTGAATGTGACGTTCAATGAGGCCCACAATATGACGCTGGCCCTCAAGGTGGCGCAAAGCCCCATCCGAGATGTCAGGCCCACCGACCATTTCAATTGTGATACTGCGAAGATACTTCAGTACTTCTTGACCAGTCGGTTGAGAAAACAAAGCTAAGATATCTAAACTAAGCTTGTCTTCCTGAGCTTTTGGTCTGTGTATCCCATCCAGACCAATATGGTTACTCTGCGGCAATTTGTTGTGGCCCCTGCTGTTGTTGTTGCATCTGCTGCATTTGCTGCATCATTGCAACTACTTGTCTACGCTCTTCTGCATCTCGAATCAAGACTTCTGGAACGCCAAACTTTTTAGCAAGGAATACGGATGTTTCTTCTGAGTCGATCAAAAGATTTGTCATATCAGGCCCAAAGTATGCATTGATTACCTCTAGGAAGCGTGACACTGCACCAATATCTTGGTTTGCCTGAGCTTGAGCTAGTGGTGATGTAGAGCGAATCTTTACCTCACGACCATTAACAGTTGGCAACTCAATGCGCCCCTGCTTCTTCAGAATGTGGATAACGCGCTGCAATACTGGCTGAACCAACTCTGCTTGTAGGCGACCAAATGCTGAACCAATGCGACGAGACAAGTCAGACATACGCTCTGTAATCTCTGTTGCAGATGCGGGTGTTCGATCAGGATTACCAAGCATATCATTGTACAAAGCACGTTTGATGTTCAAACGCATGTCACTTAGAACCAAGTCTGCTACGTCAAAGCGACCTGCCGCCTGAACTGGCTGCAATCCACCAGACGTTGGTGACTTGGGAATGATAGTCCCTGGAACGAGATTAATAGTGTCTGGGTTAATAATACCATCATCATCCATTTGATAAATGCCAGAGATAGCCATCTGTGCGTTTTCAAGGATAAGTTGAACAGTTAGGTTTGTTGTCTTGATAGCAGAGAGCGCATTCATTAATGGACCACGACCATAGACTTCACCTGCACACTTAGACCAGCGGAAGCAAACGTATGGATTTGAGCCTACGCCATTAAACTCTTCTTCAACCAAGTTAGTCTTAGTATCCATATCAATAACATAATACAGATAGGATTCTTGGTTTTTTTTGTCATAGTTTTTGCACACAACCTCTAGCAATGTGCATTTACCTTCTGGGTCACGAGAGATACGGTTTTCAACGCGATCATCAAACTTACCCTTTGGGTAAAGATAACGAAGTTCTGAGTTGCGAATACCTTTACGCTCACGGAACACATGATCAACTTTATCGTCTGCCCCAGTATCCAACACAACATGTGGCAAAGGTATGGCTGAGAAAACAACAGGGTTTAGCGCGTCACCTTCTTCGATGCACATAACACCAGTGCCGACTGCTAAGTCCATAAAGCTTTCGTGAACTTCCTGACCAAAGTTAGAGTTTTGAATAATCTCAAAAACGTATTCAGTCACTTCATCAAGATCATTGTCTACAGAGTCACGCTCTTCTGGTGGAACCTCTGAACCTGCCGTTAGGTCAGCCCAACGTGCAAAGTTTGGCACCAAGCCAGACTGCAAACGAGAAGCAAACTCTTGAACACCTACAACCGCAGTCTCGTCAAAAATCTTATCATCTCGACGCTGACCCGCAGTCTCGTAGTAAAATGATTCACGTTGTGGAAGTGCATACTCATAACACTCCTCAAACAAATCTACAAAGTTTTGTCGATGAGCTTTGGCTTTTTCATAGCGTTCAAGATATTTGTTCTTTTCCATTATGCATATCCTCTTGCACCACCACGGCGAAGCAATGACAGTCCTCGTCTACCACCTTCAAGTCTACGACGAAGAGCCTCTGCTTTTCTGCGTGTACGGTCTTGACGCGCTCGTTGAATTTCGTTTTGAGCAAGTTGCTCTTGATAGCTAAGTGCAGTTTCTACTGGCTGATTAATGATCCCCGTTACTGTCGAAGGAATGCCACCCCCACCCGTGCCAGTACCTGAGCCTGAGCCAACAGCTACATTAGGCGCGGAAGGGCCATCCCCTTCTTGTGCATCCATTGCAGCTTTTTTTGCTAATGCGTCTTTTTCTCTTTGAATACTTGCGTCAGTCCGTTTGTTGTAGTCATCAATGGCTGCTTGACTATACCCAGCTTCGCGCATTTTTTGATTTTGCTTTGCTCTGTTGCCAAAGCTAAAAAGTCCAATCCCAATAGATAAATCAGATTTGATGTTGCTTGCTACATTGCTACCAAAAATAGGCTTTGTGCTTCCAGTCGAAAGCTTTTCCGTTTCTTTTGCTGTAGTGGTTTGCTTTACTTTAAAACACATGACAAAATCCTCTTGTTACCCACTACAAAGCACACATTGACTAAAAACTCAACGCCCTAAAGACCAAACGCTAGGCTTGCGTCTTGTTCGGTTGCTACCAAACACATTGAAGTTTCGTCCAGCTTGCACCACTTTTGCTGGCTTTTGATTGTTCATAAGCGCACGACCCTCACCTGCACCAAGCATCATATACTGCAATGCATCGTGGATGTGAGAGAACATATTCTTGTCTGGCTTATCAGCATACCGTTCACCGCTAACTTCCATACGTTTGTACTGATAGCCACCCTCGAAGCCCTTGATCAATTGTTGGCAACGACGATCAATTAAAAAGGCTGGCTTACCTTCAACCATCTTCGTCAACTGTGAGGATACAGACTCAAGTCGAAGGTCAACAGAGTTGGAAGGCGCAGGGAAAGCCTTCAAGCCAGCCCCGCGCAGAATGTGAAAGGGAGTGGATTCATCAGTCTGCGCTCTAAAGTCACCCGCTGGGTCACCATAGATATATACATCGGAAGCTTCAGAGAAGCGTGTTGCAAGTTCTTGCCGCAACACTTCAGCAAACCGAACAATACCCATATCAAATGCAACAATCTCTGATTGTATTAGCCACCTGCCGCGAACTTTCTGCCCGATAGTCGCAGCAGGTGTTAGCCCAAAATCCAAGCCAACATACAATGGCATTCCCGCTGCAACCGCAATCTCTTCTTTTGCAACGTGAGTGTCACTGGCAAACATGGGATAAATAGGTTTGCCATCTTGGATAGAGCCAAGCTTGTTCATTACATAAACATCGATCCAACTCTTAGTCTTACCGCGTATAAGGTTTGGATAGTAGCTTTCCATCATGTGCCGACGATTCTCAGCTTCATCATTTGGCTCATAATCCTGAACCTCGCCATCCTCATCCTTAACTTCTTTCATCCCTGCGGGTTGAGTAAAGAACTGCCAGTTGTCAGGCTTTACAAGCATACGCGCTTGCTCGCGTGGAATATGGTCAGGGATCGGAACCTCACCTGACATAATAGGCCACCAGTGATCTTCCTCGGGCGCGTTAGTGTCTGCAATTACACCAGTCCAACTTGGACCACCGTCTTTCATGCTAGGGAAACGACCAACACGCATGGTACACGCATCGATGATTGACTTGGGTATCTCCCTAGCCTCATTGATCCAGATGCCAGTAAGTTCGAGAGAGAGGAGTTTCTTGACATCTTCTGGGCGATCAAGGGCTAGGAAGATAACTTCAAGGTCGATCTCACCTTTTTTAATATGGTGCGTATAGGGGACTGACCATGTGAACTTTCCCCAGTCTGTTTCGGGGAACCAGTCAAGCCATGTCTTAATAGTTGTAGTTCGTAGCTGTGGGTTTGTGTTCCGTATAATAGCCCATCGAGACTTTCGGATTCCGTCTGGGCCTTTCTTTTGTTCCAATGCTCTACGAAAAACTTCAACACAACACCCCACTGATTTGCCAGAGCCAACAGGCCCACGAATGCCACGAAAGAAAGTATTATCTTTCATAAAAGATTTTAAGACTTGTCCATCAGGGGCGTACTTAAAATCAACCACTAGCGCATCCCCTGATCTACACCGACCTTAATCATGCACTCTGCCACATCAGGCCCGATGTTATCTATCACTTGGTCGATCATGTAGTTTGTCACAAACATCTTGCCATGCTTTTCATCGAAGTGCTGAAAGTGAATCTTTTTCACAATGCCTCGAAGCATGTCCAAGTCTTCTTTCTTCAATGTGTTAGTAAAGCTCATGTTCTGTATCGTTTTACTTTGTTAGCAATCTTTTTCGGTTGAGCCACAAACTGCTTTCCCGCTGCCTTACCCGCTCGTTTAGCTCGGGTTGTAGCTGCATATTCAGCAGGGCTAAGAGCAGCAATAGCCTTGCTAGGAAGGTAGCGTTCACCAGTCTCACTAGATTTCTTGCCAGACTTGGTGCGCCACTTTTGTTTACCCCAGTTAATTAGAGACTTTTGTGGAGCTTTCATTTGTTTGCATTAGCCATCTTTAACATACGAATATATCTGCGTTTTGCCGCCTGACTTACCTCTAACTTCTCAATTTTATCATAAGACTTGGCTACTTGCCGATTTAAGTCAGTTGCAGAAGTCTGGCTAGTGCGCCATCTTTGTGCAGCAGCCGCCGCTTTCGCCGCACCCAAACGCTCTAGTTTTTCTGCAGTTTCCTCGTTTGGATTTCTTAGAAAACTACGAAACAAAGTATCCGATTTTTTCCTTAAAATTTTCTCACCTTTTTCGGTGCTATACTGCTTGGCTCCAGTACCAGTTGTAGTCATCTTTAGCTGCTCAGCCATTACTTATACCCTCCACCTTTAGCTTTATATTCCTTGGCAAGTAGTTGCGCCTTACGCGCTGACCACTGACCCGCCGCAGTACCATGAGTAGCTTTGGCTTTGATCTTCTCAAACAAAGACTTTCGCATCTTTGGTTTGGTGTAATTACCTGCTGCGTTAACTGCCATTATGGAAACTGCTTTTCTGTGTCAGGCAAGTTATTGCCTTTGGTTTCAAGTCTATCAATTTTGGCATTGATGG